AGGCAAGTTGTCGTGTAAGACCGCAAATGGTCGCTTCGGTGTCAACTATGAAGTGACGGGCGGCCGCATGTCCGGTGATGCCAACACAGCTGCTGGCAACTGTATCATAGTTGCTGCAATGTTGGCAGAGTTTGGTAAAACCTATTATCCGAATAAATTCTCTTTCCTGGCTGATGGTGATGATTCGGTTTTCTTTTACAACGGGCCTGATCTTGATGACGTGGTAATTTCTAACTTTTTTAAGAGGTTTGGCATGACCATGAAAATTGAGGGGAGACCTAATTGCATAGAGGAAGTCGATTTTTGCCAAGCAAGACCCGTCCTCGTTGATGGTGTCTGGACCATGGTCAGGGACTACACCAAGATATTTAGCAAAATAGGTATTACTGCTAAAACCCACGATTTAAATTATAGACTCAAGTATCTTAAGGCTCTTTTACTCGGTGAACTTTCGCTAGGTAGAGGAGTGCCTCTAATCCAAACCTACGTTAGCAGGTACCTTTCCGTCGTCGATCATTTGATGAAGCAACGGAACATAAGGGGAGTCGCAGTTGAAGCAGTTAATTCCAACTATCGACTTTCCTCACTCGTACCTGGTGATTGGATGAGTGCCAAGACGCTTGACATAAGCTCCGAAACCAGACAATCCTTCCAAAAGGCTTTCGGAGTGTCTAGAGAAACTCAAATCGGCTTGGAAGGTGAATATTCCAAAATGGATTTCGACTTGGCAAAGTCGCAGGACGGAGGATCTCTTGTTGATTGGGAGTTCCCTTGGCAACGTCCTGAACTCATATACTATGGGGTCAACACTTTAACCCACCAAATGGCCGCAACCAGCTAACCAAATGCCAAGAGACTGCACGGTAGGACGCCAGTTAGTGTTGATGTACAGTCCCTCCCATCATTGAGGTATCCCATACCAATGACAAAGAACAATCGCAAAAACAAATCAAACAAACCCAAGCGGCAACGCGAGTCACGCACCACCGCGCCTAGCGCTTACGGAACCAACATTCCGAAGAGCGAATACCAAATTCGAACCGTTGGCCCAAACATGATAAGCGTTAAGGGCCATGAGTTTTTGGTTGACGTAGTGAAACGTGCAAGTCCTCCTGCTTTCCTTTTGGCGGCCTATACCATGAATCCAGCCTGTTGGACTGGATCTAGGCTGCAAAATCTTGCTAGGTCGTATGAGCTCTACCGATTCAAGAAGGTTGAGCTTCACTACCATCCATCAGTAGGTACAACCACGCAGGGTGCAATATCCGTCGGTTTCGAAACCGACCCGAATGAGGGGATACCAGCGGGAGCCAATTTCTTCCAGCAGTCCCTTTCCAACGCCTACTCCAATTTGGGTCCGATTTGGGCCCAGGTTGATGTTTCTTACTTGAAACCGGGCGTTGACTTTCGGTGGTGGCATTGCAGTGTAGAGGAAGGCAATACGCGCGAGGTGAACCAAATGTACGCTTATGCTGTTTCCAATGTCCCAGTAATAGGCGCCGCCACCACCACCGTGGGTCATCTCACTTGCTCTTATGAAATAGAGTTCATGTATCCTGAGAAAGAGGCAATCACCGGACAAGGCAATTTCGGAGATACAGTCATAACTTCCAGCGGGGCCACCACCGCTGGCACTCCAGTAAGTGCCCAATTCAGCAACGCTGACGCCCGCATTCTGGAGGGCCAGTTCACCGATGCTTTCACCCCGCTCACTTTCCGTGAAAAGGGTAGGAATTTCCGCATCGATGCTGGAGACTCTCTTTTCTTTGGCTACAATGACAATGGCTCAAATTGGCTTGTCTACTCCACTCTCGAGGCAGCTCGTCTTGGAGGAGAAGGAGCCGCCGCGTTGGGAGTACTTACTCTCAATTATTTGGTCGACAGGTTCCTCATCAGGCCTCTGTCGGCTGGCCTCACAGCCATCGCTTAATTTGTTAGGTTTATAGGCAAGGAAGAGGTTAATCCGTTCTAGGCGGTAATGCCTCTTGGGGTTGCGCACCTCCCTCCCCAGCACTTCCCGCGAGATAGTGAGCGGTGAAGTTGCAAATCACATCTGAGCCAGTTTGACGAACTCGCCAGAAATGGTAGTCAGCCCAACCCCTGTGACGATTAGTGGACTTCTGGATGTTGGGACATCCATCCTTGGGCAAGTTCAATGTATGAAACGAACCGTCACGACAGGCCCCAAGTGGGGAGGTCACCGACCAAAAGGCTTAGCGTGCCTGAAGAAC